TGAAGATCTTCATAAACACGACCAGTACCAAAAGTTTCTTCAACAACGCTAGTGTCTAATGCATTAAGCATCATATCAGCAAGTGTTCCACCTTGAGTAAGAATACCACCAGTCAAAACATTAGCAATATTATTAATACTTAAAGGTGAAGATTTAGTTTGTTTTTTAGTAAAACCAGTAGCAGGACGTGTAGTTTCACTATTTCTAAATGGATTGCGGTTAGGACCTTCTGGAATGTCAGGACCAGCAGCAGGGGTAGGTGTTCCCATGCGTGAAGGAACAGAAGGTGATTGATAATTACCACTAGGCTTTGCGTTAGGGTTATTACCACCAGTTATTTGAGAAATACTAAGCTGACCAGGAGCTTGTCCAAATCCACCAGCAGGACGCCTAGGAGGAGTAGGTTGACGATTAGACCGGGTTTCAACCGGATCTAGCGTAGGAGGTCGGTTAGCAGAAGAAGCATTACGATAATTACGTGTTTTACCACTTCTACTAGTTGTACGAGTTTGTCCTTGTACTTTAGGACGTTCAATATTTAAACTTTGACGACGAAGTTTACTATAAGTACTATCAGGTTTAGCTTGAGTATTAGTAGTAACTTCATACAAAGATTTAAGGAACTCTACAAAATTCATTTGATATGAGATAAAATAAGATGTTCTCTATCTGTTAGTCCAAATGTTTGTCGCATCCAGACTAGCCAGTTATTCGTTCCCTTTGCCTGATTACAGCGTACGCAGGATGGTACGAGGTTACTTGTGAGATCTTCTCCACCAAAGCAACGAGGGTGAACGTGGTCCAAAGTAAGTTCATGTAATTCATAAGTTTCTCCGCAATAAACACATGTACAATTGAAGTGCTCTTTGATGGCTCTTCTCCAGAGCCTTTTAGCTTCGGGACTTGTCATGGTTATTAGGTTGTGTAAATAGTGATCAGGCGTCGGGAACAAAGGGGTCATGCGTATTTTTTCCCCTTACGTGGTCTTGTTCGATTCTTTTTAGGTGATTCTTTTTTACAGGTTGTTGGTCCAGTGTGACTTGCATCCTTACCGTCTCCATTTCCATAAGTACCTAGTTTACGATTGCATTTGTTAGCAGCCGTACGAATCTTAAGTCCCTCTTTAGTTTTGTTATATTTAGCCTGTTGCTTAAGACGTTTTTTTCTAGCTTCAGGGTTTTTTTTGTAGTATTCAGACGTGCGACTTGCCATAAAGCCTCTGTTGGACAAGTTCTGGGTCAATAGTAGGCATAATAGTTGCCAGCTTATCTAGTGGGTTACCGTCATAAGCGACACCACTAATGTCGTTAGTTTTTAGCCAGTCACAAGCTGCTTTAAGATCAGCAGTAGTTGCTTCACCAGCCTTGATACGGGTCAAAAACTCTTTCGTTACCAGGTTGTGAAGTTCGTTGAATTGATCTTCTGTTGCTTTCTTTTTCATATGCGACAATAGGAACGACATCGGAACAAAGTTTTGAATAAGGTGATTCAGGTCTAAACATAAAACCTGCTTTACCTAATTCAGCACATTTCAACGCCCTGACTAGTTCATAGTCAAGACGCATCTTTTGTTCGTATCGTCGTGCAATAGATTTACATTGCTCAACCATTCCACCATCTAAAGGGATAGAAAAGTTAAGACTGATTCCAAAATTACTAGTACGGCTATATGTGTCTTGGTGTACATCACCTCCCGTATAAAACGGGCTGACGGTCATAGTCGTACCATTACAAGAGTTATTAGCAGCAAAATGCTGTCTAGATGGAGCACCAGTATTTTGGAATTGAATAGCTTGATTAGTTACGTTACCTGTAGCAGCAGCCACAGGAGACGAAGTATTAGATACCTTTGGGTCTTCAGCGTAAGCAGGGTTTACTGCGAGAAGACTGACAAAGAAGTAGTAACCGATTCTTGAGAAATGGTTTCGGTAATATCGGTTGTCTCTACCACACCTGCTGAACGAGTCACCACTTCGAGTTGGAATGGATCTCCAGCAGTTGTTACTGAGAAAGTTGTAGAGGAGTTTTCTAGGTCTCCACTGGGTGTAATGTTTGTTCCAGACCATGATTTATAATCGCCACCATATACTTCAGTTGCAATGGTACGGCTAATATCGATAGTTGTAGTGGTGGTAGCTTGCATACTACCTTGCGTGAAATTAGGAGTGGTCTGAGCTTGTGCTGCCATTGGAAACAGCAGTAGAGGTAGGAGATACTTCATGGTTTAGTAGGGGTTTCTTTTTTATCCATACGGCTAATACCGTAAGAAGCAAGGGTTCCACTGAGAAGCGAAGCCACAAAGGTGGGATCCATCTTCTGAAGCATACCCATATATGAGGCAGTTAATACGCCTGCACTCCAAACAAGCACAAGAGCTTTAACAATTTCACTGAAGAAATCATGAACAAAGTTCTTCGTCTTTTGCATCTTTTTTGGTTAGGATCTTTTTGATGATAGGCTTCATCAACGTGACCAACCGTTTAAATATTGCAGTGGCGGTAAGGGTGGCAGCAACAGAAACAGTGGCTGTTGTTGCAGCAGTTACCAGGATTTCTGGTTGAGGTATTGGGACTTCAATATCTGCTATAGGTATATCAATCTTCATTACCTCTGGTGGAGTTGGGGGAATTGGTGGAAGAGTAATAGGAGCTATGGGAGGTCTAGGAGCTTCTCTAGCAGGGTTGTTATTGCTCTTAGGTGGATTGACACCTGGAGGAGGTCTAAGGTCGCTTGGAGGGGCATACAGAGGGATATAGGATGGAACCTTAGGTGTAGGCATCTCCAAGACGGGAACCGGAACCGTTATTGGCTCCGGTATACCCATCTCAGGTATCAATATTGGTTCAGGAACGGCGAATGCGAAGATGTCCGTTTGAATCATAATAGACACCACCAACAACAATACCAGCAGTGCCAGCATCAGTGTCGTTGTTATGTTCTTCGAGATCGCTCAAGCGAATATAAAGACCACCTTCAATTTCAAAACGACCACCAGCAGCAGCAGGATACACGGTAATGTTATTACCAATATCCATACGGGTACCACGCAGAACGTTCTCAACCTTAGTCAGGTTAGAGTCAAACTGAAGACGTGCATTGGTATCAACAGTCAGATCACCAGTAGCTGCAGGATTAGCAATGTTAAGCTTCAAAGCGATAGCAGCATCAGCATCAGCCTCGTTCTGATCGACATCCGACTGCACCGCAGCGACAGCGGTGGCGGTTGTTGGGTCAGCTTCAAGTACATCGAGGCGACCGCTAAGGGCGGCATCCGCAGCATCGGAGTCTGTTTCATTCTGATCCACATCTGCTTGAACGGCAGCAACTGCAGCAGCCGTGGTAGGATCAGCTTCAAGGACATCAAGCCTACCCGAGAGCGCAGCATCTGCTGCATCACCATCAAGCTCGTTTTGATCAACATCAGCTTGGACAGCGGCTACGGCAGTAGCTGTGGTAGGGTCGGCTTCGAGAACGTCGAGTCGTCCACTGAGGGCAGCGTCGGCAGCGTCTCCATCACTTTCGTTTTGGTCAACGTCGGCTTGGACAGCAGCGACTGCAGCCGCAGTAGTGGGGTCAGCTTCCAGTACGTCAAGCCGCCCGCTAAGAGCAGCGTCAGCAGAATCAGAATCCGTTTCATTTTGGTCGACATCAGATTGAACAGCAGCAATAGAAGCATTAATAGTAGTGATAAAATCAGAATCCCCACCCAGGCTGTCACTAAGTTCCTTAAGCGTATCAAGGACACCAGGGGCACCACCAATCAGAGTAGTAATTTCACTGTCGGTATATGCATTAGCAGATGCCAACGTTGCAGCATCTCCAGCAGCTACAGCAGTAGCAGTGGTTGGATCGGCTTCAAGCACGTCCAGACGACCAGACAGAGCTGACTCAGCAGCGTCACTGTCAAGTTCATTCTGGTCAACATCCGCTTGCACGGCTGCAACAGCTGCAGCAGTCGTTGGGTCTGCCTCAAGCGTGTCAAGACGACCAGACAACGCATCAGCAGCTGCTTCAATGTTATCCTTTGCAGTTTGCCAAGCAAGGGCAAATGCTTCCAAGACAGCCTTCAGGTCAGATGCATCAGGCAGAACACCTGCAGTAAAGGTGCCCATGCTGGTGTCATCTTCAGCCACGCCAAGAGCGGTGACAACAGAGACAACATCAGCATTCAGTTCAGCAACTTGGGCTCCAACGGTGGCAAAATAGTTAGGGTCATCGTTGATGGCTGCTGCCAGCTCATTCAACGTATTCAAATCTTCTGGTGCAAGGTCCAGAACTCCTGCAACTTCTTGATCGATGTAAGCTTTGATAAAGGCGGTATCAGTGTTACTGTAGCGACCAGCAGGGAAAGTGTATGTAGACATATTTTAAAAAGAAAGATTATTTTGTCCAAATTGGAAGAGGATCAGAGAGTATGCCATAATTAGAAAAGACTGGGTTTGAAATAAGCGAATTTATTGGTACCTCCAGTATGCATATCTCGTGCACTGTATGGACGCAATGCTAAAGGATGTACTTTATAATTAGAAGCGTTTGTGCTGTATTGACTTCCAAATTTAAGGTTGTAAAGATCAATATAACTAGTAGTAGTACCT